TCTAATAGTACCTGCACCATCACCACTAGTAAAATCATCTTCATTAGATGCTACACTAAAATTAAGTAGTTCCGGCGTAGTTGATTTACCTGCGTAAAACATATGTGACTTAAAAGAAACTACAAACCTAGAACCTACAATAGCAGTTGCGCTAACATCAGTTGCACTAAGAGCTAAGTTAAAAACTACAGGTGCGTTAACGCCATCAACACATACAAGCTTTGGATTGCCATCAAAGTTAAATCTTTCAAACCTATACTTATCCGCATTAGTTCTACCTGTATCTATTTCTGTCCAAGGAGAAGAAACTGTTACCCTAGAAACGTGTGCGGCTGCAGTAGTATTTTCTGTGGCACGTGTTACACCTGTAAATTCGTTAGGCAGTGAAGCAGCGTCTACTCCTGTATACGTAAATTTCTCTGAGTCTAACTGTAAAGTACCACTAGTTGCAAAACCTGCAACAGAGTCTACAATAATTGTACCTGAACCAGACATAGTTGCATTAGCAGTTATAGCAAAGGCCAGTTCCGTAGAAGCAGCAGAGAATATTTTTTCTCCTCTACACGCTAGTACTTTGTCGCCAAACTTAACTACACCTATTACCTTTTCATTGATACTGGATGTATGTGGTACTACATGATTGACAAACCTACGATAGCCGTTCATCCTCCTGTAGCCACCCTCAACGTCAGGCTCAAAGTTTTCTAGAACTAAAGCTTCGCCTGGTTGCATAAGAAAAGAAGAACGGTTTAAAACTAAACCGCCCTCACAGTTAAATGCTGCAGGTTGTACTTGAGAACTATCTGGCATTAAAAGGACACTCCAGAGTTAGAACTTGTAGGTCTGTTTATTACAGTAGACCTGATGTAATCAAACTTGTTAACTAATAAGCTTTGGATATTCTTAATGCCATCTTCGAAACGGTCAAAGTTAATCTGGTACTGTTGCATCTCACCTCTGTACTGGTAGAGGAATGCTGCAGCGCCATCTGTAATGACAGGTTTAAATCTATTAGGAATACTAGTAACGTCTCCGTGTGCAGTCAAGTCATCAGGGAACGTAAAGAAATCATATAGTAGTGTGTACTCTTTGTCAGGGTAAGGGTACAGTAAATAATTGTTATCAAGGGTGCGTACAATGTACTGAGGCACACCTCCGTTATCAAACTGTGTAACTACTACGCCACTAGCGTAAGCTGCAGCAGTAGTACCCTCAGCACCTCTTGTGCAACCTGTAAGAGTATTGCCTGAGATAGCAGTATAAGAGATCAACTCACTAGCTATGTAGACACTGCCTGATGCTGCAAAGCCTGTAGTTGAAACAAGGGTCAGGGTAGTCACAGAATCTGTGTGTGTGCCATTCAGAGTTGTAGATTCAACTTCATCTTCTTGAGTTGCAAACTCTTTGCTTATGTACTCATTGTAATTAAGTCTTTTTAAATTAACCCCTGATGCACTGAGATCAGTATTCTTTTTTATTCTTGCTGTATTGTAATCTATGTATTTTGTACCAGTTGGTATGGTGTATCTTACTACACCCGGAACTAATGTAGAAGTGTTAGTGGAATGATTAAATGGGTATGCAAATTCTTTTTGATTAATGTGTCGTATAGCTTCATTGATAGCATTTTTAGATTGTACTTGAACACCTCTAGCGGAAGTAAAATTGCCAGCGGTAAGCACGACTTCATTCATTCTAGTGAGAACGTCATTCGTTAGTTCAAGGTATGTCAGAGCCATTATGCTTCCTTAAAATGTAGCAATGGGGCCAGCACAAAGCCAGCCCCAAAGTTTAGTAATGTATTACAGCAAGTCACGCTGGGCTTCAGCAGCCTCAGTATGAGCAGCCGAAATATCTGCAATTACTGCATAGACACGTAAGCGTCCAGTTGCAGCAGCAGCACCAGCAATAACTACATCAATGGTATCTGACGCAGCGACAAGAGCTAATGCAGCAGCAGCATAAGTAGATGCAGCACCAGTGTTTACAATGTTAGCTTCGCCGTTAGTACCAAGTACAAGGTATGTACCAGCAGCAGCATCCAAAGCAGCACCGTCAACAATGTCATCTCCACCAGCGAAGTCAATATTACAAGTACAACTTGCAGTAAAAGACTTCATGATTTCCGCACCGCCAGCAAGCATTACTGATTCAGCGGGGATTTCAAGTAGTTGAAAGATGTCACCATTAGCAATGGTAGCACCTGCAGCAATCATAGCATCAATATCTAAGATTGCTTCAATGGTTCGTACAGCATTACCAACTACTGTTGGAACAGCAAGAACGTTTGCCCCAACACCAGCAGTAGCACTGGAAGTCATATCAAAAGTAGCCATAGTTTATATCTCCCCTATGCTGCGTTATAACGAGCAGTTACGATTGCTTCTGGACGAAGAATCTTCCTGCCGTATAAATGCATACCACGAACAATGTCAGCAAAGCTGTCAGGGTCACGATATGTTTCTGTCTTGTTGATTTGCTCAGCAGTTGCTACAGCAGAATCATGGCCAGCTATGATAACACCAAAGTTAGTCAGCTGATTAGCTGTACCTGATGTACCTGATCCTGTGCCTAGTGCTGGCAAATTGGATGAGGAGTATACACGGAAGCCGTGGAAGTTGTTAAGGGACAAGCCATTACGCAACCCACCTGATTCACCAAAGTCAGCATTCATAAAGCGGGAATCTTCATCAGCGAGGATTTCCATGAATACTGGATCAACTACAAGCCATCTACCTTGTGAGTCTACCTGTTGCTGATCAAGCAAACGCTTCATGCGTGAGATAATCATAGCAGGAGAAACAGTAGCTGTTGGCAAGGAAGTAGCACCGGGCATACGTGCAGTCACAGGAATTGAGTGAGTGCCAGCAGAGGCAGTAGTGATGTTACCAAAGTCGCCTTTATGGAGCTGCATTGAGGATAGTAACTCATTCGCACCTGCAGTTGATACAGCCTTAGTACCATTAACAGCTGTGTTCAGAGCACTAGCTTTGCTGTGGTTAGCAGCTTGTGCGTAGCCAGCCATGTAGCCAAGAACTTCTTGGTCATGATTGTCAGCCAAACGATAGGCAGCACGGTTTGTTGCAAGATCCATGAAATTGACGTGGCTGTGTGCCTCTTCAATATCGTCCATCTTAAAGGCAAAATAGTTAGCCTTATCAATGACTAAGGAAAAATCAGCATCCTCTAAATCTTGTGCTGTAACATTTGTACCACGTGCATACTGCGAGACAGAAATTTCAGGTTCTTTGATAATTTTTACGGTATCTCCCTGACTGGCGATTTCTCCCATGTAGTCGGAGTTAGTAATGTCGCCAGCTACTGTGCTCTTGCGGAAAGCAAGCTGTACTTTTTTAGAATAGATTACGGGGCTAAAGTTACCATTTGGTAAATTGCCGTAACCTGTTGCGGTTGTAAAAGCCATGGGATAAATCCTCCATTAGGTGTTTGGCTTATGATTAATAAGCTAAACTAACCGGATAAGAGGCTAAATGTTTTAGGGTGCATATAAGTATGAGTCATAAGGATCAGTTATGTAACTCAGGTTATACGGGCCTATACTTATTTAGGTGGGTCTTATATAATTGGTGTGTTTAGACTTAGCGAGGTAGTGTTGTCTTAAGTGCAAGGTAGTCTTTCTTACGAGAGGCTTACACTTAATGTAGAGACACCTATAGTTATACTAGGTACACTATAGATGTCAATGCCTTATTTACTATTATCGTGCTCCGCCTGTCATATCGTAGTCAAACTTTCCAGAACGGATTGCTTCCATAATAGCATCTGATTGTTTATCATACTGAGCAGCAGTCATCTTATGTACTTGCGACTCAGAGAAGTTACCAGAAGAATCACTTTGATCTGGCCTAGTTGTACGCTTAGTTACAACAGCAGAGGCTGCAGACTTGGATGTCTTCTTTCTAGTTTTAGTATCTAAACCTTTGTCTACTTTGTATAAATCAATTACACGAGTAACAGAGGCAGGGTCTTCAGCATTCTCATATAGAGCATTCTGTACCCACTTAGGTTGTTCTCCTGCCCAGTCATGGAAGCCATCACTAGAACGTAATTCATCAAAGTCAGGGTGCATAGCCCTAATCTCTTCTTCCATCCTATTGCGGTCAGACTCAGCACTAATGCGGTCAATCTCTTGTAAGCGACTTTCTGCACCAGAAAACTTCTCTTGTGCTTTCTTCTCTGCAATACGTTCTACAATAGCAGCTACATCAGGATACTCACGTGACCATGCTTCTATGTCTTCATCAGACTTAGGAGGGCGAATGTCGCCACGCTCTTGTGCATTATCTAGCTGAGCCTTGATAGCCTTAAGCTCTTCAGCTTGTTTGTTCTGGTGGCTACGTAAGTCACTGTAACGTTTCTTGTAGGTCTTCTCTTCACTTGAGAGTTTCTCATCCCCCTCTTCAGCGTCCTTAGACTTAGCGGCTATGGGAAGATCTTCTTCTTCTTCCTCACCCATCAATTCTTTAAGCTCTTCTTCCTGCTCTTGGATGCGGCGCTTGTTTGCGTTACTGAAATTAGGATCAACGAATCCTGCTGAGCGTGGAGTTTCCACTGCTTGTAGTTCTGCCATAGTAGTTCCTTTATGTGGGGCCAGCCTTAGCTGGGTAGCCTTATTGTTGTTGTCGGAGTAGTATAGTTATTTCTTCTTAATCATCAAGCCGCCAGCATTAAAGCCACCGCCACCACCGGACGCTTGATTTTTAAGTTTTTCCTTTATAGTTTCATTTGCTGCCTTAGTCTTATTATAGTTGGTAGACCCTTTAGCACCTGATTTTGCTATTACTGATTTAGCACCTGTAGCAGATTCTTGCCCTGAAGTTAATGCAGCAGCAGCTTTATCTTGTTTATCTTTTTTACTTATTCTTTCAGCTGCAATGTTTGAAGAGTTTCCTCCTCCTCCACTTGAAACTGTTGCAGTAGAAGTAGTAACAGGATCAGTCTTTTTAGGTGTAGTAGTCGCTTTATTAGACCAATGATTGGGGTCATTTGCTACTAAGGATGCACGGGCGTCATCCGTTGGATCATTCTTAAGAAAGAAAGATGCAAGGCCAGATGGCGTTTCGCCGAAACGGTCATCCTTATATTTTTCTGCTGCTGCTACCAATTCAGCATGTTTCTCATCAGAGATTGTGCCTTTTAAAAGATTTATGTTAGCTTGATATTCAGTATATTGGGCTGCTTGAAAAGCTTGTCCGAAAGGTGCATTGCCAATTGTGGAACTTATAATGCCTTGTTTTTTATTTAATATCTCTAGAGTTTTAGAAGCCAACACATCTGGATCTGAATAATCATACTTCCCCATCCAAGCATTAGGGTCAGCTTCTGGCTCTTCAGGTTTGTCTCTATCTCCTCCTCCTTGACCACGTATAACAGCATTAGCCGCATCTGCAGCAGCCTGTGATGAGTGGGGGTTACCATTTATATCATAAAATGTTTGAGGAGCGCCAAGTCCAGTAGGTGCTACTGGTGCGGGAGTAACGGGAGCAGGGACACTGCCAGCTG